AATACTTATGCGCATGGTATACTTTTTGATGTAAATTTTACATTGATAGATCTTTGGGTCTGTGGTACAGATTCAATTGGATTTACAGCATTAACAATAAATGGTAACGATGTAATCATGAATGCTACAAATTTAGTTATAACCTCACCACAGGCATTCGATAGAGCGAATTTCTTCTGGGAATACATACAGGAGCTATAATATGCCAAAACCAAATTGGGCAGGTGGAGGAGCGGGAGCCGTTTCAGGAGCAGCAGCAGGAGCGCCATTCGGGCCATGGGGTGCAGCTATTGGAGGGACTATAGGAGGTGTTGCTGGTTTATATGGTGGTGGAGCTGGTTCATCAAATAATTCATCAAAAAGTTCTGCAAATTCTGGCCAACGATCAATGGGAGACATGAGAGGAAGTCCAAATTCTGCAAATGGTAATTTTTTAACAGGCTATGATCCACAAGATTACCAACAAACAACGCTTGGGCCTGAACAAATTCCACTTTATGAGCAATCCGTAAATGCTGGTTTAAGACCTGGAGCCGGTGGGGCATTTGGTGATTCAGCAGATTATTACAGAAATTTATTAAGCGATAATTCAGCAGATTATAATGCTTTTGCAGCTCCACAAATGAGGCAGTTTAATGAAGAAATAATTCCCGGTCTATCTGAGCAGTTTGCCGGTATGGGATCTGGTGGTTTATCAAGTTCAGGATTTAGAAATGCCGCTGTTAATGCGGGAACTGATTTAAGTGAAAGACTTGGAGCTATAAGGGCTAATCTTAGAATGCAAGGGGCACAAGGATTATTTCAAGCAGGACAACAAGGTTTGCAGAAGCATTTGGAAAATATTCATGTGCCTGGACAGCCAGGATTGATTCAAGGTGCAGCTTCTGGAATTGGTCAAGCTGGAACACAATTAGCAGGTAGTGGAGGAAATAGTCAAGGAGTTGCTAATAATAATCCTGGTATTGCACCACCGAATCCAAATAGAGGATTAATTCAACAAGCTCAAAATATTAGGGGTTAATCATGGTACAAGTACTCCCTGCATCTAATAAATGGGGAACATTTGGTAATAATTTAGGTCAAGGAATTGGTGATCAGCTTCCTAAAGAGGTGGAACATTATCGTTTATCTCAAGGATTAAAAAATCTGGGCGAACAAAAGAATCTTACGCCTATGGAATATGCCACACAAGCAGCCTCTATTTATGGCATGACTCCTGAAATGCAACGCCAATTTGGTCAATTAGCAAGAGAGCAAGGAAATAAAAATGCGTATAGAAATCTTGCGAATCAAGGTGAACAAGGACAACCCCAAGGCGAAAATAGAGGATTTAAAGATGAAGAATTTAGACCTCCTATACAGGGATCAACGGCAAAATCTTTAAGAAATATACAACCTGGTGTTGTGGATACTGGGATACAAAGAGTTGAAAATGCTAAAGCTATTAATCCAAGAGAGGAAAATAAACCTGCCATTGTAGATAGAAACCCGACAGCAAAATCACAAGAATATGTACCAAATTTTTCACCTCAACAACGAATTAATGTGCGTTCTCAAATCGGAAATCAATTTCCAAATTTTACACCTGAACAAATAGAGCAAGAAGCTAATGCAAGAGAAGAATATTATAAATCTTTACCAGAAGCTGAAAGAAAAACTTATGACAGACAAGAACAAATAAAAGATGCTGTTGACAATAAATTTGAGAAAGCTGTTAGAAATAGGCTTGAGATAGAAAAAGATAAACAAATTTTCACAAAAGATATATCAGGTGTTAATTACGAAAATGCTAAAAGGGAACTTGAAAAGGATATTAAAAATAATCCTAATAAAAATATTGACGAAGAAGTTGCTAAATGGTCACAGCATCTTGTAGATTTTGCAGATAAAAAACAAGAATTGAAAGTTTTAGCAAATCGTGGCGTTGTAGATTATTATTTCAATAATAAAGAAACATTAAAGTCATTACAATCTTATCAAAAAGCATTTGAACAAACAGGAAATCTTAAAGAATTTAATGATATTTTAAGAAAAGATCCAAAAGATGGCGGTTTTGGAATGTCAAATATGGCAGCTGCTTCATTAACTTATCCGACCTCAAAACAAATTAAAAATGAAATAAATTCAATGCCTAGAATACAAAGTGGAAATAGATCTGAATCTTCAAGAAATTTTGCTAGACAAATTGTAGAAAAAGGACTTTTAGAACAAAGCCCATTATCTATTGCACAGGAAGCACGAAATAAAGATCCATTTTTTGATGTAAGATCATTTTTAGATTATTTTTCAGACAATCAAGATTCTATTCCTATGCTTCCTCATCAAAAACAAGACATTGAAGCTCGTTTTGGGCCATTTAGTATATATTGGGGTGATTATTTTATTTTACCAAATAAAAGGAATGAAAAATGAGAGCAAGCGAACAAGTAGCAGAAGGAAGGATAAGAGGCATAAAAGAATCTGATGAAAGAATCAAAGGTGGATTAAGAACTGCTGGTAAATTAGCTTTAACAGCAGCAGGAACTACAGCTTTATCGGGTGGAGCTGCTTTATCGGCTAAAATAGCTCCTTTTTTAAGCGAATATATAACACCTGAACTTGCTTTAAAAGGAATTAGTAAAGTAAGCCCAAAATTTGGAGATGCTTTAAAAAGAGGCATGGAAGGTGGTTTATCTTTAGAGAGTGGTTTAGATTTTATAAAACAAAGTATGGAAAAACCTAAAGATAAAGAAGAGCAAGAAGAAAACCCACAGCAAAACGGGAATGTCATTGAACAATATTCACCTGAACTTAATCAATTTATTATGTCAGAAATAGAAAAAGGAAGACAGCCATTGGAAGCTGGCGCATTAGCTTCTTTAAATCCTAAGTTTAAAAAGATTATAGATAAATTGACACAAGATCATAAGTCTCCGTTTTCCTCTTTACTTCAAACTGTTTATGGTGGTGGACAACAAACTGAACAACAGCCACAAAATCAACAACAAATGCAACAAGGACAACCACAACAAGGGGGACAAGGTCAACAGGCATTGATGGCTATCTTGCAAAAGATACAGCAATCAAGAGGTGGATAAGTGGATTTACAGATACTTGAAGCTTTATTAGATGAATTACTTCGTGGAATACAAGATGTCATACAATCGGGTGAAGTTTTGTCAGATGAATTTCAAGGTATATTAGCTCAAGAGTTAGATCAACTTACTACGCAAATAGATATATTACGAGGTGCCGAAACTGTAACCCCACCAGCCAATCGAAATATTGAACCTGCTGGCCACCCATCTGCTCAAATTAACGGTTTTAATTATGATCCTCAATCAAAACAATTATCTGTTAAATTTCAAGGGGATTATCCACAGGAAAACGGCCCAGTTTATAGTTATGATGGAGTGCCACAACATATATTCGATCTTTTTGCACGAGGAGCAGTGGCTCCTAAAACATCAGGGAAAAATGATTGGCATGAATGGAAACAAGGTCTTGCGCCATCTCTTGGTGCATCTATGAATGCACTTATTAAAGGTGGTGGATATAACTATTCAAGAATCTCATAACTTGCCATATTTATATTCATAAGAATCAATTTTACAACGTAAATCATAATTGCTTGATTCAATTCGTTTATTTATATTATACATTTGATTTAACTTAAAATTAGATGTCACATTTAACGTGATTGAGACTAAAAATAAAAGTATTACAGTGGCTACCAAATAATTTAATTTCATTTTTCTTTATTCCTTTCTTCAATTGCACAAAGTCTTCCGTGAAAGTCTTTAGACTCTTTTTGTATTTCTTCTTTCCATCCTCGAACTTCTATTTCAAATGCTTTCATATCAGCGCGTAACCATCCAATCAAAGCTATATTTGAACCTACAATTGTGATAACTGTTCCTGCTGCTGTTAATAATGTTGCTGCATCCATATTTTCTCCTTAAGTTCTTAACATTCTAACATATATCATCATATTAGTCAATTACCAATCTTTTCTTTAAATTTCATAGCCATTTAATTATTGACAAGTTAAAATTCGAATTTAAACATAGGAGTCATCAATGACAGCAGCTTTAGGCAATTTTGTTAATGGGGCATTTAATACGTTAGATGGCTTTGTGTATCCTCAATTTTTATTCGATCCAAAAAGACCACCAACAATTAGCGATATTTTTCCAGCAGGTACAAGATGGCTTGATAATAGTGTAAACCCAAAGGTTATTTGGGAAACCACAGGTGCCGGAAATTGGCTAGAAGGCGGTACTTCTCCGGCTACTAATACACAACTCGGATCAGTATTTCTTGCAACAACAGCACAAACTGCATCCGGGGGTGCACCTTCAGCATCTTATGTTTCATCTGCAAATGATGTTGCCGCAGCCTTATCTGCTATTGTAGTTGGTGCAGGAGTTCCGGCAACGATTGCACAACAAGGATTTGTTTTTCTTGCAACAAATGCCGATGCAGTATCAGGAATTCCAACACATCCGAATGAAGTTTTGATACCAGGTAATTTGGCATCTGTTTTCGCAGCACCTCCAGCAATTGGTGGAACAACTCCAGCAGCAGCAGCATTTACAACATTGGCAGCATCGGGAGCAACAACACTTTCAGCAGCTTTAACAGTGGGTACAACTTTAGGAGTTACTGGTGCATCAACTATAGCAGCCTTATCTGCTACTAGTGGCGCATTCAGCACAACACTTAACGTAACAGGTGCATCTACAATCGCAGCATTAAGCGCAACATCTGGAACATTTAGCACAACGCTTGCTGTTACAGGTAATGCAACTATAGGCGGTACACTTGCGGTAACAGGCACAATTACACTTGCGGCAATAAACGCCACAAATGCTACTTTAAGCGGAACTCTTGGAGTAACTGGAGCAAGTTCATTTTCTTCCGGTACTTTCTCTACAACTTTAGGAGTTACTGGTCTTACAACACTTGGGGCTTTTACACAAGTTGGTACTACACATATTAATATTTCAGGAGCTGGTGTAACAACAATTGGTACAGGTGGTACAGGTGCAGTTAATATTGGAAATGCAACAGGAAATACCAATGTTACTGGATTTCTTGCAGCTACCACAACTTTAACAGCTGGAACCGGATTAATAGCAACGACAGGTGGTGTAACAGCATCTGCCGGAAATATCGTTGCCACCCTTGGAAATATTACAGCATCTGCCGGAAATATTGCAGCAACTTTAGGTTCTATAACAGCTGGCACAACAGTTACAGCCACTACTACAATAGTAGCAGGGACAGGAATTACAGCAACCACTGGAAATATTACAGCTTCTACAGGAAATCTTATTTCGACATTAGGCTCTATATCCGCAGCAACAACAATTACAGCCGGAACTACTTTAACAGCTACTTTAGGAGCAATTACTGCAACTAATGGTAATTTTGTTTTAGGGACATCTGGAAATAAGATTTTAAGTACATCTGTAGGTACAACAACAAGTGCAGGAGCAAATAGTTTTGGTTCTGTAACTTTAGTGGCAGGAACAGCAACAGTAGCAACAACATCTGTTACAGCAAGTTCATTAATTTTCATTTGGAGACAATCTATCGGTGCAACAGGAGCTACTGCTATTGGAGAATTATCAGTTGCCACAATAGTTGCAGGAACATCATTTGTAATTAATGCAGCTACACCGACTGTCGCAAATACACTGGTTATAACAGATGTTTCAATAGTCGGATATATGATCGTAAATTAAAACTAAGGAAAAAAATAAATGCTCTCAAATTTAGTACAGTTAGCCCATCAAATAGAAAATAAAGTATGTCGTTTCATATGTGATAATGATACTCCGATACATTTTATTAAAGAAGCTTTATTTCAGTTTCAGAAACATATCGGGCAGGTTGAAGATGCAGCAAAAGCACAACAAACGGAAACACCTGTTGAACCTATAAAACCAGTAGAGGCACCTATTGATGTTCCTACACCTGTTGCTCCAGAAGGCAACGAACATGTTTAAGGGGTTATATGCCTGATTATATTTTATATCAACAAATGTTGCCAGCTCCAGAACTTATAACAGCAATGACGGGTGCTAATGTTTTGATAGGAAAACTTTTGTTTGCGCCTGTTAAACTTATATTTGATAATCAAAGCACTGCGCCCGTAGTTATTTCGACTTCATTTGATGGCGTAACATTTACTCAATGGAAGACATTTTTAGCAGGTGAAGCATTAGTATTAGATAATGATCTTTATACATTTCCAAAAGGTATGCAATTTTGGGGAAATGGAACAGCTTTAGGAAGCTTTTCAATCGCATATACATATATTAATTATCCGTAATAAGGTTTTTCATGTCACAGATTATTAAAAGTGCTGTTGGTTCAAGTCCAGGAAATCCTATTTCATTTGTTACTGATAATGGAACGGCAGCACCTGTCGCTAATATATTAAATGTTTTGGGTGGTTTGGGAATTCAAACCACCGGTGTTGGTAATACAATCACAATCAAAGTTATCAATGACGGTTTTACATGGTCAGAGCAAGTAGCAAGTTTTTCTGCACAGGTACAAAATGGTTACTTTTGTAACAATCCTCTAACAGTTACTTTACCAGCTTCTGGTGGTTTAGTTCTTGGTAATACTATCATCATTTATAACGATTCAACGGGTTCTGTGATCATACAGGCTGGTGTTGGTGAATCAATACAGTTTGCTGATGTTGCTACCGCACCAGGTGGAATACTTACAAGTTTGACTAAAGGAGATTCTGTTGAACTTGTCTTTAAACCATCGGATCTTACGTGGCATAATATTGCGTCAAATGGCAATTGGGTGTAATCGGAATCTGGACACTAAATTTATAAAATGATATAATCTACCTTAAAATTAAGGGGAATACATCATGAAAAAATGTAAAGAATGTGGAATTGAAAAAGATTTAGAAAGATTTAGACCAATAGCGAACTATAAATATCGAGCGAATCAATGTAAAGAATGTCGAAATAAAAAACTTAGAACTGGAATACCTAGTTCAACTGCATTTAAGAAAGGGAATATCCCTAAAAATGGTTTTAAAAAAGGAATGGTTCCACATAATAAAGGTAAGTTTTCAGGTAACTCTAGAAGTACTTATTTAAATACAATCTGGAAAGATACAGTTAAAAAAAGAGATGGGAATAAATGTTTAAAATGCGAAAAAACAGAAAATTTATCTTGTCATCATATTAAACCTTGGAAAAAATATCCAGAACTTAGATTTGAAGTTTCAAATGGAATGACTTTATGTAAAGTTTGTCATGGTAAAGAGGAAGGACATCTTAATGCTGAAAATGGAATAAAGACACAGTTTAAAAAAGGTCATAAACTCTCTAAAGAAAGTATAGATAAAATGAAAGCAACTAAAAGAAAGAGATTTTTATAAAAAAAGGTATATATGCCAAATTCATTAAATATAAATAATCAGGGTGTAGTTTATTTTGACGGGGTAGTTACTTTCTCTGAAATTGACGGTTCTACCGTTGGAAAAGTACTCACAAGTAATGGTACAGGTGTTTCACCAAGTTTTCAACCAATAAGTGCTACTGGAGATGTAGTAGGGCCAGCAAGTGCAGTAGATAATGATATTGTTATTTTTGACGGGGTTACTGGAAAAATTATAAAAGATACTGGAATAAGTTCAATAGCTCCTACTTTTGCGGGAAATGTATCTTCTTTATCTACAATGACAGTGCCTTTCGACACAACAGCCGGTGAGGGAATGTATTTTTCAGACGGAAGAAATGCCTTTCGTCAAGTTGGAAGTGGAGTAGCAAATTTTTTCTTTGGAAATTCAGGAAATTCTACACTTTCAGGAATAGCAAATACAGGTGTTGGACAGGCCACATTGGCTAATTTGACAGTTGGTATACAAAATACAGGCATGGGTAATGGGGCGCTAAATGGATCTACAAGTGGTGGTGGAAATAGTGCATATGGATATTTTTCATCTTTTGGATTGCAAACAGGCACAGGAAACTGCTCTTTCGGATGGGGAGCGGGACAATTAAATATCTCATCTGATTTTAATTCTTGTTTGGGTTTTCAAGCTCTTCATTCATCAACAGGAAATGATAACACAGCTATTGGTCACTCCGCAGGTGCATCAATAACATCCGGATCAAATAATTGTCTCCTAGGAAGTCAGTCAGGAAGTTCATATACTTCTAGCGAATCTAATAACATTATTATAGGTTCTGGTGTTACAGGTATTGTATCAGAATCAAATGTAACTAGAATCGGTGCTGGTGGTGTTCAGACAGCATGTTTTATTGATGGGATTGCAGGAGTTACAGTAGCAAGTGCAGTTCCTGTTGTTATCGACTCACTAGGACAACTTGGAGCATCTACAATAGGACAAACTACTGTTTCTTCTGTTGTTTCAGGTTCTGCTATATCACTAACTACAGCAACTCCAACAAATATAACATCTATAAGTTTAAATGCGGGAACTTACGAAATTTCTGGAATAGTTAATTTTACAGGAGCTATTACAGTTACAGGTGCACAATTAGCTTCGGTAAATACTACAAGTGCAACTATTGGAACACAAGGAAATAATGCCGTTTCTTCAGTAGTACCTACAGCAGGATTTTTATTGGGTGATAACAGTGTAAGTATTCCATCATGGATATTAACTATTGCAACCACAACAACTGTTTTTCTTATCGGTCAAGCATCATTTTCATTAGGTACAACATCAGTTTATGGTCGTATCTCTGCTGTAAAATTATCTTAAAAACATAACTTGTGTTTTAGGCAAAAAATTATTACTTGTGGCATCAATAACACCTTTATCTATGACAATAGATGATTTTGTATATGCTGTTTTCTGTGCTCCTTTTGTGACGCATCCATTGCTATCAACGTTGTATGTTCCTGCTTGTGATGCATAGCATGCAGTAGCCATAAAACCAACTGCTAATAGTGTTAAAATCAATTTATTCATTTATTTTCCTTTTATATCTTTCTATTTTTTCGTTAACATGATCAGAAAATTCTTTTTTCAAAATATCACAATTTATTCGCATCTGTTTAGCTATTTCTTCAAAAGAAGGTGTATATTTTGGAATTGGCATACCATTTTCTTCATCTATATCAAAATTAAACATTTTTTTAGCTTCTTCTTTTGAAATCCATTTTTGTTTTCTGATTATAGCTTCATTATTCATTTTCTTCCTTTTTACATGGGCGGTTTTGGGAGTGGCATCCAGAATTTAACTTCTGTTAATGACATTAGATTGCCATAATCGCTTGTTGCTCCTACCCATTCACAATCAGAATTAATGCAACATACAATCTCATGTTTTTTTCCATCTGTACCTAAAACTCTATCATCATTTTTTGGCAATTGATCTTCAACTTTTATCCAGTCATTCATCTATTTCCTTAAGTGGAAATCTACTGCAGTTACATTGGTATCTCTCTTCAATCATTCTTTCATATCTATATCTACTATCTGGTTCTGGACAATACATTTTTATTTCTCTTTATAATCAGGTTTCCAAAATAAATTTGGCATTTTTTTAGTGCATTCAATACAGTAATTTGAATGAGGCGAACAACCAAATTTATTTGTATTTCGAGGAGGTACAAAAGTTCCTCGAAAATATGAATCTTTTTCATCGATTTCTATATTACATCCACGACAATTCATCACTTCCCCTTATAATCCGTTTCATATTTTTTTTCATTCATACAATAAGGACATTTCCACATATTTTTTTCAATATGATCCAATTCTAAAGGTAACATCTTTGAGTCGCATTTTTCACATTCAGGGACTTTGAAAGATCGACCATTTTCATCTAAAATTAACATTGCCATTATTCAGATTTCCAAAATTTACTTTTTTTCAGATAATGCTTTTGTCTATCTAAATCCCAAGATTCCATTTCTTGAGTAATACCATGAAACACTTCTACAATATTGCTACATTCAGGGCATTTATATTCATATGTCGGCATTATTTATCCCCTTTCATATATTACGCCATTTTTAATCATTAATGATGATAATACAGTTTCATTATTTACAAATGATTCAGCCTGTCCCTTAGTCCAAGGGTCACAATTCATATAACTTGTGTTACCATATTCTTTTCTTCTTCTTTGATCCCAATAATCTCCATATGTAACTAAATAATCTATCAATTCTTGTTTTGTTTCAAAAGCAGGGGTTACAGGTGTTCCTTCTGAAACTGTTTCATAAGATTGATACCAAGTTGCATCTTCTATTTCATAATCTAAGTAGTAATATTCATCAGGGGGACTTTCATATTGCCAATATTCATGATCTTTATAATCTTCATAAGATTCATGAGTTCCTTCTTCCCATTGTTTATAGCCGTCTTTCCATTCTTTAATTGCTTCTTTCCATGTTTTATTATATTTTGGTTGGTGAATTTCTTGACCGCTTTGACACATGGCAGGTTCATAATTTGGAGGCACACGTCTTATTTCTCTTCCCATCAAAACACCGTCATTTCAGGTTTATAATTCTTATTTTCTCTAGCCTCACGATTACGTCTTAAATCAATGCAATGTTGATTTATCCAATAATACCAGTCACAATTATCTTTAGGAAATATAGATTCATGGACTAAGCATATTTCACAAAATGAATTGTCATCAGTTTCCATCAATATTCTCTTTATCTTTAGGAAAACAAATAGTGCATCTAGAATTTTGAACATATCTAACATAATCCCAGATGTCAGCATCAGTTAGAATTGCCATTGCTATACTTTCATGGTTTAACTCAAATTGTGCATCACAATCTCTACAAAATATTCCAAGGCATAGATTGCCCTTCCAATCTTCTTTTTCTAAAGCAAGTTTTAATATATCTTCGGCACTCATTTATATCTCAATCTTCATCGGTTTATTTACAGGTTCATATCTTTCATTCATGATACTGCAATTTATGAATTTTATACCGTTAATATCTAATATTTTACCACCTTTCTCATGTATGTGTGAGAAAATTACTAGTTTGGGTCTAATCTTTAAAGTAGTTTTAAGTAGTTCTTTACTTCCTACACTATATTCGGAACCATCTTCTAATATAATCTCATCTAAAATACCATATGGATGGCAATGAGAAATCAATATATCAATATTATCAGGTATAAGCGCGCATTTTTCTGCCATGTATTCTTCATCACCAGTAAAAGCCGTACAGTGAGGGTTTATGCCTCTAAACCATAATGAATGAGGCATTCCCCATATTTTTAAACCTTCAAACTCTGTTCCAGAGTCGCATAGATAGGTTATACTATCATTGCTTGTATAATCCTGCAAAAAAGTTTGGTTTCGATCCTGTAAATACTGGTCGTGGTTTCCACCAATGAATATTTTCTTTTTATAGTCTTGTTTTTCTAACCATTCATGAAATTTACTATACTGATATGATTCATCTGACCTTGTCAAATCCCCTGTAATGATCAAAAGGTCTCCACCTTCTAATTCTAATTGGTCGTATGCACCGTGGCAACATCCTATGCAATCAATCTTCATCTTCTTCCTGTTCCTCAAAAAATCCATATTTTTCATAAATTTTATCAGCTTCACGCTCAAAATTTAAATAAAATGCTTCTGCACTTTCAACCATATCTTTAAAAGTTTTATCTGAATCATCTAAATCAGAAGCTCGTAAACCGTATTGAAATCCCGTTTCAAGAAGACCTCCTTCCCAAACACATTTAGCCATAAAATCTTTTGGTGTCATTTTATCAATCATTATTTATAATCCTGATTCAAAAGTTTCAACAATGCTTCGGCTATTTTTATACCATCTTCTTTTCCAAATCCTGAAGTAATTCTAATTGTTGTCTCGTGTTCACAATCTGTTATCACAGCGTCATACATAGATCTATCTAATGTTGATAAATTTTCGTCTATCTCGATTGAAAAATACCTATCACCTATTTCATGAATTAAATCATCAGGACCATATTCACATTCAATTAACATATCTATCTCCAATAATTTAGCGTCATATCTTTATGAATCTTTCGTTTCAACAAAATCTCTTGTAGCCTTTGCATCGTGTCCTTACAATCTTTTAAGATTTGTATATCATATCCATTCCAACGATTTTCTTTCAGCTTTTTCTGATACTTTATAGTATTTCTTATATTTATTTTTATCATAATATTTTCATTTATAGGACTTGTCATAATGTAAATTTTAAATTATTATACGGTTGAAAAAACAAAATTATAGCTCACACACTATTTAAAATCAAGGTTAAATATGCCCCTGAAGAAAGGTAAAAGTCAGAAAGATATATCATCAAATATCAAAACAGAAATGAATGCAGGAAAACCACAACGTCAGGCGATTGCCATAAGTATGAATGTGGCAGGAAAATCTAAAAATAAAGGTAAAAAATAATGGATAAAAAAATTAAAAAGATAATGAAAACAGAAGAGAAAGCAGTTAAAGGGACTAAAGAGCTTTTAAAGGCTGATAAAAAAATGGATAAAAAAATGGATAAGATGAAGAAGAAAGGGTGCTAACAGATTTTGATCAGTATAAACATTTAGATAGTCTGAAAATCATAAACAGAATGAATTTAATGGATAAATGTAAATGCGAATGCTGTCAAAAAGAAGTTAAAGAATGCAAAGATATTCTGCAATATAGGGACAAGAAAAAAGGGTGGTTAACACCCTTAATCTTTTTAACTTCTTTATCACCAATTACATGAGAGTTTCCGCATTTTCTGCATTCAATAGTAATACCAACACCTAAAAAAATACATCCTGATCCTGCTACAAGCACATGACCGCATTTAAGACATTTGATTAAATCAGTCATTTTCGCTTACCTTATAAATCTTAGTGAAATTTTCAGGTTTCTGTAATTCAGGATATGAATGCATATAACATTTTACGGCATAAATTAAATCACCGTCGCTTTTGGTATCGAAACACATATTAACCAATATTAGCATGTCTTTTATTGATAGATTTTGAAGAAAATGGAATTTTAAATATAATTCTTCTCTTGTGATTTTTACCCAAGGGGTTGATTCATCCATTTTCGCTAATCCTTTTCATCTTCATAATCTGACCAGCAACAGACAAATTGGACACCATCCTCATAACACAATATATCTGTACCATCTTTTGGTGCAGAGTTAATTTTCATCCATTCACCCATCTTCACCTTTCATTTCTGTAAATCTAGCCACTGCCATCGCCATAGCCATCGCCATAGCCACTGCCATAGCCACTGCCATCGCCATAGCCATAGCCATAGCCATCGCCATCGCCATCGCCATCGCCATAGCCATAGCCATAGCCATAGCCATCGCCATAGCCATAGCCATCGCCATAGCCATAGCCATCGCCATTAGTTCGTAAATCCATTATTTCCATTTTTCCTCATTACAAGAAATTGTTAAAATTAATTGTTGTTTATTAAACCTAATTAATGGAGTTTTTTCTAATTTTGTTTCAGGCAATGGCCCTTTTTCTGCTAGCTCGCCAAGACCTTCTGTAGTACCCCAACGCCTAATAACAAATGCATTTGTTAAAAAATACTCATCATTTTCTTTTTCCAAATTTCCCACTAAAACCCAACCTCTTTCGAGAACACATATTTTTTTCATATTTTTCCTATTCTTGTTTTATTTCTGTAAATCTAAATGAGGTTACATTTTTACCCCGATACTTTTCAAGGTCTATATTTTTGCCAAGGATGATTTCTTTCTTGGCAGAAATATAAAAAATAAAAGACCGTTGATTAAACTTCGCCTTTTATCCATTGGAAGAATTCTTTTTCTTTTATAAATATTTTTGTGCCTAGTCTTATGGTTACTTTTTCATTAAAATCTTTTATATTTTGATGTATATACCATCTTATTTGACCTTGTGTGAATTCAGGATATAATTTCAAAAATTGACTAATTTTTAATAATTTATCTTTGTCATCAGAAACTTCAATTTCTTCCTTCTCATTTAAAATGTCATACACATCGCATAGCAATCTCACTGCTTGATTGATTTTTTCATATATTTTTTGATTTTTATTCATCGTCATCTAAAGAATCATCTAAAGAATCATCTTTTTTGGAAATAGACATTTTTACTTGGTTCACTATTATTTGTGCAGGATTTGTCATATTAGCGCCATTTTGTATCATATACGAAAAAACGCAGGCTAATAATCTTAATCTATTTAAAATTGTCGTTTGGGAAATTTTTCTAATGTTACCAGAATTTATATTCTCCTTTGACCCACCTTTTTTAACAACGCTATTTTGCATTTTTGAAACCAATTCTCTTAAAATATCGCAAGTAATTTCACCGATAGGTATATCTTTAATTTCATTAAAATGATTTACACTATTTTTTAAATCCTCAATACTTCGTTTATCTATATTATTTTCAATAGCATCTTGAATTTTTAATTCTAAACATTGTTCATAAGTAATATAATTTTCTGGTGATACTTGAAAATTATCCATATTATCTATTAAATCTTCATGATATTTACTCCAAATTTCAGCAGTTTGTTTATCCGAAAAAGTAGCTGATAAAGATTTATTTTTTCTTCTTATTATAGCGTGAAATTTCCCTTTCACATTTCTAAACGTAGCCATATTTTCCCTTTAAATTTTGTAAAAATAATAAAAATGATGCTTCTAAAGAATTTATAGGTTGCATATATTGTATTGCATTTTCATTAAGCTTTTTTTTTGGGAATCTAATAACCCTTTTGACATTAAAAATTGCTCAAAACTTGAAATAATACTAACTTCTTCTTTTTGCAAAATATAATCACTTAAACTAATTTCATTTATTTCTTTGTATAAATCTGTAAGAAGTATCCCATTTTTATAATCTCTTTGAAAATTTACTTCTTTTTCTTCATGTGCTGCTACATTAAAAGTACATATTTTATGAGAATTATCTGTTAATTCATAAACTTCGCAATAATTTTTATTTGGAAACTTTCTAGCACCCCTTCCAATCATTTGACAATATAAAGATTTGGATTTCGTAGGCCGGGCTATTATTAAACATTGAATACTAGGTTCATCAAACCCCTCTGTTAAAAGTTGGCAATTTGTTAAAACATCAATTTCGTCAGTTTTAAATTTCAATAAAGTTTTTTTTCTATGTGTTATTGATTGCCGTCCAGAAATATGAAAGGCTTTTATGCCTTTTTCTTGTCTTAAATAATCTGCTATCTTTTCAGCGTGATCTACAGAAATACAAAAAATAAGAGTTTTTTTCCCTAAACAATTTTCAATATAAGTGTCATAAATTAATTTATTCCTAGAGTAAGTGTCTAGCTTTTGCATTTCTATAGGTCTAAAATCACCTGAACTAACTTTAGATTCTATTTTTAATTTTGTCTTTATTTTAAAGCATTTTATATTACATAAATGACCTTGTATTATTAAATCATATATATTTTTCTTATATGTGATTTCATCAAAAACCTTTAAAAGACTTTTACCATCTAGTCTTTCGGGAGTTGCCGTAAAACCAATTAATTTAAGATTTATACCATCAATTAATCCAAATTCTTCATAATAATCTAAAAAATCTGTATATGTTTTACATAAAGACTTATGCGCTTCATCAATAATAATATGGTCTAAAGTTCTCGAATATAGAAAATCTTTCGTGGCTTTAGAAGATAATGAAGGTGCTACAATAATGTAAATCGCTGAAGGTTTAAATTTACAAAATCCTGTTTTTAAAAAAACTTCATCTTTATGATAAAAACTTAAGGCGCTTTCATATATTTGATATTGTAAATCTAATGTTGGAACAATTATTAAAGCTTCTTTGCTATTTTCTCTAAGATATTTTAAAAATATTAAAGTTTTTCCGCTACCAGTAGGCAGTTGAATAAGTTGTTTTTTTTTATTCTTTTTTAAGATTTCGATACATTCGGATTGATAGTTCCTAAGTTTCATTCTCACTTATCCTATAATATTGCGTAGGTTTTTTTCTGTAATCGTCTAGATTAACACTTTTTAAGCATTCAATGCTACTGTAATCTACAATTCCTTTCTTAAGGCATTTCGAAACTCTAATACCATTACCTTGTGATGATTGACCATCACACATATCTATCAATTCATTGCGTAAACACTCTTCTTTAGCTTCTAGCAACTTTATCTCAGCCTTAGTCTGTTTCCATATTTCAGCATGTATACGCCATTCTTTAGAGTCTCTTTTGACGAAATCATGGTCTGTTGCGGGTGGTGGAGTAAAATCCATCATGCAGCGATAGAATTCATGAATCTTCGGCATTATTTCATTTAAAAAATCATCATCTCTTTTTATTTCTATTATGATCATATCACCATCCCAATAAGCAGCAAAATACATTTCTCTCATATCTAGGCAATACATTTGCCAGTTCATCTGACAGCGATAAATATCATCTATGATGCCTTGTTTTGCTTTTTCATAAATCTTTTGAGAGCATTTAATTTCTACGGCTCGCCATTTACGTCTTGATAAACCGTCTAAACTTGCCATTTTCCATTTATCAACAGAATGAAAAACAACTTCTGGATATAAAACAATCCCAACTTCTTGTATAAATCTGGTTAATGCAATCGGTTCCAATTCAGAACCCCTGCGCATAGACTCGTTTTCTTGTTGCTGCAGTTCTAATCCTAATTTCTGGTTCCATAATTTTAAAGCAGTACACCAAGGATTGATGCCGATTATTTTACTAATATCGGTTGCCGTGATACAATTTCGGCGGTGATTTTTCCAAGCAGTGCTTCCTTGCACTGTTATATCGTTTTGATTAATCATTCTAACACCTCAACTTCATCACCCTTGATGGCCATTTCTTTTTCTAACAAAATTGATTGATTGTGTTTATATCTTTCAACCAAAAGTCCTCTAATCCAATCATATTGTGAATAATATAAATCTAAAATATCTTTAACTTTAAATTTATTCATTATAACAGATATGATGCCTTTCTTTGCATCTTCGGAACAGCCTTCAAATAACTGCATAAGTTCATCTCTCTGTTTTTCGTCTAAAGACATTAAAAGTTTAGGTTGATTATCTGAAATGTAAAGCGGTTTTACATGATCAGCTTTATCCGCCTGATCCATTTCTTCTTGTCCATATAATCCGCTCATTTCAGCAGGGAAACTTTTACGTAAAGCTAAACATTCAGCACATTTACTTAACATAGCTCTTGGCATTTTCTTCCATAGGGGAGATCCTGCATTATATTCATTAAAGCAAGCGTTGGCTGAAACTTCATGCCAAGTCCCATCTTTTGTCTGTTTCATTACATATGATGTAGCTGAAATCAAATTACCATTCTTATCATATTCGAAAGTTGGCTCTTTTCCTGGCGCATATTTACCAGTTCTATCAGCTATCAAACGAAATCCATCAACACTAGTTTGAATAGTTCTTTGTCCACCGCGTGGAACAGAGTAAATTTGTTTGGCAAAAGGATCAAGCCCTGATCTTTGGCAAGCCATTAAAAAGAACTGCAGTTCTTCATTGGTTGCACCTTTGCAAATGCTATTTTTGATAAGATCAACCTGCTCATTACTAAAATGTGATGTTGCAGGTTGAAATTTTTCTATTTTTGCTAATGTTGTCATTTTATGTCTTTTTTATTGTTTTGTTTATTCGCCATCGTAACCATCAATATCCCAATCGGGATCATTTCTTTCTGTATCATCAAATGCTAGAAGAAAATCCACCAAATCATCTAAAACTGCGTAAGCATGTACCATTTTTAGACCTTTAGATTCCCATAGTTTTGTTGCCATTTTGCAACCATCAACATAAGCTTCTGCTATCAATTCGCAATAATGTTCAATTTTTCTTACAGCTTCTTTTGCGTATACATCCATTTCTTTAAGTGTTTGACTTTCTTTATCTTGTCTATCTGCCATATAATCAAAATGAGCATCCAACTGATATTCTCGAAACATTTGTTTTGGTGTTGTGAATGCTGTCATGATATTTTCCTTTACTTATAGTGCTGTTATTGCTATCTTGTTAAGATATGATAATGACACATGTCATGTTATTTATGCAACAAAAATAATAAAAAAAGATTAATTTTTATGAAACTCATAGAGTACTTGAAGCTAGAAAGATATACATCAACATATTTTGCTAAGCTTTGTGATGTATCAAAACAACAGTTTAGCAACTGGACAAAGGGAAAAACAATGCCAAGAAAAGAAACTATTTTAAAGATTCAGGAATTGACAAAAGGAAAAGTTAAACCCAAAGATTGGTTCACTGAATAAAATAAGATGACAACACAATTAAAAATATCAGGGTTGTGGCTATCACTGTCCACCATTTCACATACTTATCTTGAAATATCTCTGTCAAAACCTGTTTCATATTTTACCTCGATTAAAATAAAGTTTTGAAGGATTATGAAGAAAAAAGCAAGGGGGAATATGGAAATCTATATATCACATTGTGAAAAATGCTTGCTTAGACTAGATGTAATACTACCGATTGTCTCATCCCTCTACTATAAAATATGCCTTTGTTCGGTAGAAGGGGCTGTGATTTTTAATGGAAATGCGCCAATAACAGAGCGGTATCTTGCTATGTTGGAAAAAAGAGGCTTTATTTTGACCACAGAGCGATCAAATGACTCTTTACTTATAAAAGTGCTAGGTCACGAAGTTAAGGAACTAGAGGGCATTGAAATGCATTCTTTTTGCCGAGACAAGAACAAACATGTTTAAAAGAAACTCGAAAGACAGTAACGTAAATAAAAAAAGCCTCACCGAAGTGAGGCTCTAATAAAGAGAGGAACCAGGCAATGATACTCTCTTAGGATCTCTTAAACTTATATCGGATAAGCTAAGATAAATATAACGTAAAGACCTATATTTATACAACACTTCCGATATAAGTTCAATTGTTTCCCTAAGAAAATCAGCGGTTCTTTTCTATTAAAATTTAACTTAATAGGGAAATGCTATGTCAAATCAATCACAAAATATCTCACCATCAGAACTTTACGCAATACATTTAGAAAATGAAGAACCTTCATTTTATTGTATGATTCCTCACTTAATTTCTTATCTTACATACGATTTTATAGACAAAGACGGCAAAAAAGAGGTTAGAAAACTGAGCTTAGTGGCTAGAGAATTATATCGAGTAATCAAACAAACGGCAGGGGACAGGGGTAAATGTTGGCGAGATACAGATGGATTAGCCGAGCTTTGTGGCATGTCAGTAGGTTCTGTGGTTAATGCTAAAAAAGAACTCCAACAAAATTTCCATCAACTCAACAACACTCCTTTAATAACAGTCGTCGAATCTAAAAAAGCAAACTTCAAAAACGACAAATGCGTCAATAAATCCCCAAGTCACATCATTACCGTTAAAAATATTTGGGGGTTCAATAACGCCTACATGTCAACTTTAAAATATCAAAAAGTAGAGGCAGGTTCACCACATGAATCTGCCCAAGGGGAGGCAGGTTCACCACATGAATCTGCCCAAGGGGAGGCAGGTTCACCACATGAACCTAATAACAACCCTAACAATAAAAACCCTTTGTCTAAAGAACAACAACCCACGGCTTGCGCCGATTCTGTTGTTGGTTGTTTTTTAAATAAAGAAGATTCTGTTTTGGTTGATAAAAAAGCGCGTGCTTGCAATTGGTTTTTGCAAATAGGATGCGATCTTAAAACAGCTACTTATTTTGTCGAAACTTATTCTTCTGATGATATTTATCAAGCATCCATGTACACTGAACAGCAACTAAAAAAGAAAAAAGCTAAGAACCAAACAATTCCTAACATTATAGGCTATCTTAGAAACACACTTAAAAATAGATACTGGGAGAAAAAATGAGATGGTTTATTGGTTCGCAGAAATGATGGTTCAGAAATTCAGCGCTAAGTCTTAAAAAAAGACCCATTCCGCTGATTTTAGCTATAAGAAAACATCGTACGGATAAAAGTTGAATTTATAATATGTATATTTCAGAACATATGTTAAAAAAGAAAGCAAGAATTAATGATATAGAGAAGTTTAAAATAATAGGTTATAGCAATAATTATTCAAAATATATCGAAATTCTTCCAAAAAAATGGTTTGATCAAAGACAAAAAAACCACGAATATATAAAATCTTGTCAGAAACATTTGCATGATTGCAAAGAATATTACACCAAACTTGAACTATATGGAAATACCGAAGACTTGCTAGGATAAAATCATGAAACACATTTTAAGGCTCGACATTCAAGAAATAGACGGTACATACACATTTATGTTAGATAAAGAAAAAAGTATCGTTACATTCAAAATAAACAGCATTACTAAGGGTTTTGAAAGAGTAATGGAAATCATGAAAGGCAAAAATCAGGTAGAAAGTGATGATGTATGATGAATACGGTATGACAGAAAATGACTATATTAAGCTTGCACTCGAAAATCTAAAACAATTAGGTTTGGATATTTCAGAGTTGGAGAAAAAATATGTCTATGAAATTCAAACTTCCGATAAAGACAGTCAATGAAGCAAACTCCCGGGAACATTGGACTAAAAAGGCAAAGAGACATACGAAACAAAAAGATGCTATCAAATATAGCTTGGCTAATCATTTGGACGACTCATGTTTACCATGCACAATCAAACTTACAAGAATAGCACCAAGAAAGCTTGATCAATGGGATAATTTACCAATGGCATTTAAATGGATTTTAGACTCGCTATGTTCCATTTTAATTCCGGGTAAGGCAATTGGACAATCTGATTCAGATAAGCGAATACAAGTCAGATATGATCAAATTAGGGGCGTTCCGCATGAATATGCAATTGAGATTGAGATAATCAAGATTTTCCCAACAATTCAGGATTAACACCCGATATTTTTTTTAGCTTTCGTAACACTCTAAGTTCTTCATTTCGATAACTTATAAGTTTACCCTTCGTATCAAAATAATCTTTTGGAAGTTTAGATGGCTTTATTTGAAGTATTTCGTCAGTCATTAGGAAACACTCCCCTGCAAATTCCGCGTTCAACAATATTTAACCTTTCTTCAAGCTCTAACATTTTTCTTTGAAGATCTCCATTACGAGCAAATAACGCCTTTCGTATTTTCGTAACTGATACTTTTACGCCATCCATCTCTCGTACCAACATTTCAGTCTCGGATTCTTCTTTCGTTTGAAAAAAATCATACTGTACTTCATGACGTATTATTTTAACAAGACTTGGGTCAACACTATTAAAAAACTTTTCTTGTATTGCGTAAGCACTCATATGTAAACTTTAATATTTATTTTTAACTTTGAAAGGGCTATTTGTAAAAAATAGTATACACAAGTGAGGTATTTATGCGTAATATTTTTATTGAGATTATTGCTTTTTCAGCGCTAATTCTATTAATTTCTGCTTGCGCCTCAACATTTAAAGATTTATCTTTACATGGAACTATTGATTTTGAAAAAGACGGGATGAAAGAAGAAATAGGGATTGAAGGCCACATGTAATAGCAACGGACGATGTTAAAGCCATTTAATCCATCGCCATTACCATAACACGGCGACGTAGCACCATTGCTACGCCGTCGAATTTCTATAACAATTTTATTGTTAAATATTCAGTAAATTGTTTTATCTGATAAATTTAACATAACGATCAATTTATTTCCAATAAAAATAATAATGAAAATATTTTACCAGATGGAAAGATTGAAGCCAGCTATTTTTCATTTGCATCCAATACTACTTGTTTTTTTAGTGGTTTATATTCACCAAAAAATACGCAGTTGTAACATATATCCAAAGGCTCGATATCACCTGTTTCCATATTTTTTATACTCATTCTATGGGTTACGCCGCATTTTTTACATGGTGGGTAAATGACTTCACTTTTGGATTCCATTCACACCTTTAGGACTTTGAGGATATTCAGGATCAC